TTGATCTAACCGTACGAGACTCAGATGATATTCGATACTGGATTGAAGCCACTGTTATTTCATACGACGAGTTTAAAGCTCGCGTTAAATCCGGTCAGTATAAAGCTGAGTTAGTCAAAGAAGTTCGACCTGATCGATACCCAAAATGGCTACTGGATGAAAACCAGAACAATCAGACAAACCACGTTCGTGACGCCTTTAAATGGATCACTATCTACGAATACTACGACCGAGAACGTGGCCTTATACAGCACTACATCAAACAAGCTGATGCTGTCGTATTCGAAGATAAGATTGACTATGTCCCGTATTCGATGTTCACACTCAATCAATCCGGAATTGATTGTACAGGACTCAGTGAAGTACAGCTTGTCTTAAAACAACAAGAAACAATCAATGACCTGCTTACACACATGAAGCAGATCACCTACCTACAGATCCCACGAGTCATGTATGACTCAGGTCGAATCACAGAAGAAGATTTGAACAAAGCCGTCGAAGCATCTGCCGGATCTTTTGTCGGAATTAATCCATCAAACAGTGATGCACTTCGTAGCTTAGCCACACTGTTTTATGAAATGCCCATTCCAGATAGCCCCACGGGTGTGAAAGAATTCATTGCACGACAAGAAGATGATGCCGCCTTTATATCCGCACTGGCAGAAGCGGCTCGAGGTCAGGTCGCAGGAGCAAGAACAGCTACCGAGATGGCTATTATCGACGCACAACTGAGGACACGACTCGCGACAAGAGAAGGGCACCTAAATGATGCACTCGAAGATGTCGCCAAGAAGGTGTTCTACCTGTGCAAGAAGTACATGAAAGAAACGCGACTGATTCGAATCGCGGGTGGAAACAAGTGGGAACAACTCAGCCACAAAGATCTAATCGATATCGATGTGGACTTTGAAATGGTCGGACACAACCCAATCCGAAGCAACCCAGGAATGATGGCTGAAACTCTCATTCAAATGCTCCCCTTCCTTAGCCAGAACCAAAACGTTGATGTTCGAAGGCTGACGGAAGAAATTCTGAGCAATATGGGCTTACCAACTCGTATTCTTATTCCTGAAGCAGAACTGCAGGCACAACAACAGGCAGCAGCCGCACAGCAACAAGCGATGATGATGGCAGAGCAACAGGCTAAATTGGGTGGAGCCGCCGCAGGAAAGCCTGCAATTGAAGCCCAGCAAGCGGCACAAGTACAGCAAATGCTCGCTCAACTGCCGCCAGAAGAAGCAGAGGCAATGGCTTTAGCTATCGCACAACAACAAGCAGGCGAAACTCCAGAAGAAGTCCCGACAGAAGAAGCATTACCTGGCGGTGGCGGAGCGCCAATTAGAGGCGAGGCATAGGGGTAATGAAGGAGACGGCATGAGCGAGTACGACGAAAAAATGACGGCTCTACGTAAATCAACGACGCAGGCAGGGGACGAGCCTAAGCCCGCATACCGTGTAATGTCTGTCGACCCTAAGATGGGCGATATCGACGAACAGTTTTCATTGATTGAAAGTGAGTACGGCTACGGATCACCTGCGTCTGACCCATCGATGAGAAAGATTCGTGTTGGTGACTCGCTTCCAGAGGGAGAGGTCACTGGTATTACATCTGAAGGCATTAAGGTTATCCCTGACTACGGTGATGAGTACGTTATTCCCTTGGGTGGAAGACCGGGCTACAAGCCTCCCACGAGAAAGAAATCACCGCCCGTTCAAGCAAAGTCACCATTAGAATCTGTGTTTGATGCAGCCGATAAAATGGATGTTGATCCAAAGACCGCAGCGATGTCGATGACGACAGACTACGGACCAGGCGAAATTAATACCAACATTTACAAGAAACACCTACCTGGGCACCTCGAAGGTGACGCTCTTGTTGCAGCCGCACGGGATGCCGCGAAAAAGCAATTCGACGATGAGTTTGCAGGTCAAGACCCAAGCACACAAGAGACCGTTGGCATTGATAGCAAGGAGTGGGACAAAGTAACGTATGGCGGAGGGGAAGTATTTCTCATCTCACCTACAGGAGCACAGGTTCTCCGGGGACACAACGTAAAACCAACTACGCTTTACAACTACCCAAAAACCTTCGACCACTATAGTCCCCTCGATAATCTTCACGCGCACGAACACATCAAATATCGACGCATAGCGGAAGCACTTACAGACCCAGAGGGATCATGAGCCTCATAATGAACAACCTCGAATGCACTGGCTGCGACTTCTTTGAGGAGGAAGCAATCTACAAGCGAGCAGATGGACCTGACGATTGCCCCGAGTGCGGCAGCAAGCGCAAGATGAGTTTCCGTGGGCTCCGTTACGCTATCCATGGTCAAGGACCAGGATCATTCGCCGCAGTAGACTTCGGTGTACTCGGAAAAGCCGAAACCAAAGAAGACTACGATCGATGCATTGCTACAATCGAAAAACGTTTCCCCGGTAAGCGCGTAAACATTCAAGAAGAAACCCCCGCACAAAAAGCCGACCGACTGGAAACCATCCGGCACAATAGCTGGAAACGAAAAAAGGCTCGTGGCTGCGACGACCAAATGCTTAAAGAAATATCGACACAAACAGATAGATATAAAGCAGAAGGACGCACGACAAAAACAGAAGCGCCTAAGCCCGAAGGAAGTAAGTGATGGCTAGATTAAATCTCAGAAATCTTTTGTCCAATACCGAACGAGTTGAGTACGCACAAAACTTGGCCGACAAAAATAATCGAACTCTACGACGCGTAAAAAACAATACCGTACGGGATTCAATTGTTTATGAAGATCGCGAATCAGGAGAGACACGAACACTCCCCAATAAATTTATTCGGGCATTAGGATACGCAACCGCATTCGAATTGGTCGATCCAAACCTTGATGTTGTCAACACAGTTGAATTAAACTAAACCATAGCGGTATTATAACCGCAGGAGCAAAACATGCCGACTGACCCAAAAACAGGAGAACGCCTTCCCTACCCCGGAGAACCCGGATACGAAGAGGGCGCAGAAAATCCTGCACCTGCAGAAGGCGGCGAAGCGGCTCCTGATATAAACCAATTGATCGATCAACTCGACCAAATGGCAGGAGAAGATCAAGCCGCTGAAGGTGAGCCAACCGAAGGCGCTGCAGAAGAAGCCTCTCCGTCACAAGACTTAAGTGCATTGACAGAAACTCTAGGCGTTACACCCGAACGGGCTGAAATCCTTTACCAAGCCGCACAACAATTGGCATCGACACAAGGTAAAAGCCCCGAAGAACTGGCTGAGATTATCGCAAACGACTTCGATATCTTGATGCAACTTGAGGTTATTGCCGCCCGAAGCTTGGAAAACCAACCAGAACCCATGCCACAAGAAGGGGCTCCAATGCCGCCAGAAGCAGGGGGGACACCACCAGAAATGATGCCACCGGAGGGTATGTAAACTATGTGGAACGAAGACAATGAGGCGGTTGAGACCGTTGCGGCCGAAGCTGCACCCGAAGGGGGCAGCGAGGCTCCAGTTGAAACGGTTGACTCAGAACCTGTTGAAGTATCCGCCGAACCGGTTGAAGATGTTACTCCAGTCGAAGTTGAAGAAGAAATTGAAGTTCCAGAAGTGTTCGAATGGAACGGAGAGTTCGAAAGCCTTAAGTCTTCCGATTGGGTCCAAGGGCTGGATAAAAATATCCGTGACACGCTACTGAACGGCGTAGAAGAAAAATACCAAAACTGGCAACGCGGATACACAGGTAAGTATCAAGAGGTAGCCAAACAACGTCGACAAGCCGAAGAGTTAATGGCGGAAGTCCGTGACCAGGAAGTTCGAGTACAGCGATGGCTGAACGGCGATGTCAATCCAATGGTTGAAAAACAACGCGAGATTGATGAGCTTAAAGTTGCGCATAAAGCAGCACTGAGAGCACTGAAAAAAGACGCGGAAGACGCACACGAAAAAGCCGTACGAACACACGGCGAAGCGATGGAACAAGCCGCAAGCGAAAGAGACAACGCGTTAAAACAATACCAACAACTCAACGAACGAATCCAAGAGATCGAAAAAAGTGAAGTTGAGTCACAGGTTGACGCACTCGAAAAATGGCTCGTTACTGAACACAACGATATCTACAAAAACGATAAAGCGTTTGAAGAGTTCTGTACATTAGCGCGAGCAGAGATTGCACCGGATCGTGCCATACAAATGGTTCGAGCACTTTATCCACTGGAAGTAAAACCTGAGCCCGAACCCGTACCAGAACCAGCACCGGAACCAGTACCGGAACCAGAACCCGTACCAGAAGGTATGAAGCTGATGAATATGGGGCCCGATACCGCCGCAGCAACAGAAGGCGGAGACCCACGATCCTATAATGAGATTATGGAATCTCTGAGAAAGAACGCATTAGTTGAACAAGAACTTCTTCTTCGCGGATAAATAAAAAACCCCCGACGGCCTAAGCTATCGGGGGTTTTTCTTTATCTACTTAGATCAACACTGGATCATGTAGGTGACAACATCAGTAGACGTGTCGTGCTTCAACGCCAGTCGACCACCTGCAGATCCGTCGCTCTCCATAACAGCCGTAACCTGTGTTGCGTGATCTGCCGTAGCTCCCGCAGGAACTGCAACCACAGGACAACCAATCAACTCCAGACCATTCGTACCACCAAACAGTACGGTAGAAGCGGTCCCAGCAACAGTTACACGACCACACAACGGAGCATTTGCCGCAGGCCCTGGCTCGAGTATGTAAGCACCAGTACTTGCATGAGCCGCAACGATCCGTCCGACTTTAACTGCAGCACTAAACTGAGCACCGTCTGCCGTCGCCGCCGGAACAGAGCCAATGGTTACTTCACCCGGAGTAGCTGACAACCACACAGGCTCGCCCACGAGAGACGTAGAGGTGTCTTTGTCCGTAATCAACTTCATTGGTACGGCCAGAGCAGT